ACCCTACAGTTCGCGATTGATCGCGGCTCAATCAAGACGAAGGAGTTCACGCAACTCCTCAAGGAAAACGAGACATTCCAGCAAGCCGCGCAACAGGCGCTCGGCAAGACGACCGGCCAGCTAACCGACATGGCCGAAAAGGGCGAGATCACCGTCGAAGCGCTGGTGAAGATTGAGCAGAAGTTCGAGGAGTTAGCCGATCACCGCGACGTGGCGCTCACCTTCGACGGGATCACCGAATCGCTCAAGACCCTGGGGAAGACATTCGTCGAGGCGTTCGCGCAAGGCGCGGGCTTCGACACCAAGATCGGCGAGACCGGCCTGTCAGGCATGCAGATTTTTATCGCGAACATTCGCGGGCTCGCGCTCGAGATCGGCGGCGTCGTGCGGCTCCTGTTCAACTTTGCACAGGAGATGGCGAACGTCATCGTCTTCTGGGGAAAGGTCCTAACTGATCCGCTGCACATCGTTCAGCACTGGGACGACGCGACGAAGCAAACGACGCAAGACCTCAAGGACATGGAGGACGCGCTCCACGACATCAAGCGCGGGCTCGTCATGGGGACCGACCAGGACCCCGACCTCAATCCCGCGAACATCGCGGCGAAGCAAGCCGAGAAGGCCGCGCGCGACCAACAGGCGATCGAGCGCGCGAAGCTCCGCGACGTGGTGCAGGGATACAAGGAAGCCAACGAAGCCTACGAGAAATTTCTCAAGAAAAAGGCGGAGGACGACGAAAAGGCGCGCAAGGACGCGGCCGAGAAGGCGAAGCGCGAAGCCGAGCGTAAGGCTAAGGAAGACTTCGACCGCATGGTGCGCGAGGCAAAGGAGCACACCGAGGAGCGCGAGCGCGAGGCGCAAGCACAGAAGGACCTGAACGACTGGTTAGATCAGTCGGCAGAGGAAGCCGGCGAAAAGGCGATGGACTCCATACAGGCGTCGGGCGAGGAAATGCTCGCGGAGTCGGAGAAGATGTTCGACAAGATGTACGAGGACGTGGTCGCGTTTCAGGACGCGATCGGCGGAGCCTTCTACGATCTCTTCACGGGCAACATTCACAACGTCCGCGACTTCTTCCGGGAAATCCTCCAAGGCTTGCAGCGCGTGTACGCGCAACAGTTAGCGATGCAAATCGCCACCAGTTCGAAGGGCTGGTTGTCCTGGCTCCTCGGAGTGGAGAGCGGACCGACCCCGAGCGGACCGACCGGCCAAATTCCCGCCGGCATCGGACCGGCCGAGGCGAAGGGCGGTGCCTACTCTGACGGAATGCGCCTCGCCATGGCGAAAGGAGGCGTCGTCAGCGGGCCGACCGTCTTCCCGATGGCGCACGGCTATGGGCTCATGGGCGAAGCCGGCCCGGAGGCTGTCATGCCGCTGCGGCGCATGCGCGACGGCTCGCTCGGAGTTCGATCCGCCACGCCGCAAGTGAACGTCATCAACAACACGGGCGTCGCGGCCACGGCCAGCGTGAGCAATCGCGACGGCCGGCTCGACATCATCCTTGAAGCGGCGAAGCTCGGAGCCTCGCTCGCCGAACAGCGGATGAACGCCTCGCTCTCGTCCGGTTACGGGCCCACGGCTCAATCGATGCAACGCACCTACGGGCTGCGGCGGAGCTTCTAGTGGGCGCGCCGGCACAATGGAATGCGGCGCAGTTCGGATGCCTGACGCGCGATAGCGTCAGCATCCTCTCGCGCATGCGCACGGCGATCACCAGCACGCTCCCCGTGCCGATGGTCTCGCGCCGCGCCGACACCTCCGCGCCGCTTGAGCTTGCCTTCACGATCGACGTGGACGAAGCGGGCTTCGCCGCGTGGCAACAGTGGTGGACGTTCGATCTCTTCGACGGCGCGCTCCCTTTCCTGATTTTCATACCCTGGGGCGAGGAGCAGCCGCAGGTGCGCGCGCGGATCATGGGCCCATGGTCGGCCGAGCGCGCCGGCTCCCTGCGATGGCTGGTTAGCGCCACGATGTGCATTGACCGGGACACGCTGCCGCGATTCTCGGGGGGCGCGTATGCCTGAGCCGCGCTCCACGCCAGGACTGCCGGTGCTCGTGTGGCCGGACTCGCTTCCCAATCCGAACACGGACGGCTTCACGATCAACTCCGGTGCGCGCGCGGAGATCGCGGAGGTGCTGTTCGGGCCGACGCGCCTCGCCGTGAAGGCGCGCACCGCGCCGATGGACATCTCGTTCAACGCGACGTTCACGCGCGAGCAACAGGAAACTTTCGAGGAGTTCTACCGCAATGCGCTCGAAACAAGGGACGGGGAGTTCTACGCGCGGTGGATCGGCGGGAGCCGTGTCGTCGCGTTCGCTGAACCCTATTCGTATGCGGCCTTCGGCGCTGGCTGGATTCTGTCAGGGCGTGTCGTCCGCACTCGCATCGACGAGTCGGCCTGTGACGACTACATCGAAGAATGGTTCGGGTCTATCTATCGCGCCGACCTCGGAGCCAGCGACATCTACCAAGCCGATGAGGCGGCGACAGATATCTACGCCGACGACTTCTCGCTCCAATTCATCGCCGACCACGAGTGCTAAAAAATGCCGGCCAACTTCGACGAAGCCTTCGCCCTCTGGCTAACGCAGCACGGCAACGAGCGTGCGGCAGCGGTGAACGTGCTCGAATTCCAGCACGCCTCCTTCGGCTCGCTCTTCGCTTGCGACTTCGGCGAGCCGTTCGAGGCGTTGACCGAAGATGGCACCGCCTTTACCGCACAGCCGCTCGGGCTCGACATCGATATCGCCGCCGACAACGTGACCACCGAACAGCGGATCACGATCCGCCTTGACAATGTGAACGGCTACGTCGCGCAGCAACTCCGCGCGCTTACGGACGAGGACATACAGACGCCCGTGCTGGTGATCTACCGGGCCTATCTAGACACCGATCGCGAAGGGCCGCAGATCGATCCGCTTGCGCTATACGTCACGGCCGCCAGGATGACAAGGCCTGTCGTCGAGCTCGAGGCAAGCGCGGACTTCCTGCCGAACGTGCGCGCCGGCATCCGCTACACCGTGGACGAGTTTCCACCGCTGGTGTACCTGTGAGCGAACTGCACCCCTGCATGAAGTTAGTTGGGCTTCCGTACAAGCGCGGCGGTGACAGCCCGCGCGACGGCTTCGATTGCTTCACGCTGGTGCGCTACGTCCGAAAGCATTGCTTCGAACGCGTGACGCCGGCCGGCGCGATCCCGGCTGAGCACCTAACCAGCGCGCAAGCGGCGGCGCTCGCGATCTTCCGCACCCTGGGAGGAAAGGAGCGCGTCGGCTCGCCCTGGCTCGAATGTGATCCGGCCGAGGGGTGCGCGGTCGCGCTCGGCACGTGGAAAGTTTCGCGGCTGCACCACTGCGGCGTGGTCGTCTCCGGCGGCGTGCTGCATGCGCTTGAAGCTCCGGGCGTCGTCTGGACCCCGATGCGCCGCATTCACGAACTGTACGCGCGGGTGGAGTTCTTCGAATGTCCGAGCTAACCGTCATTTCCGACCCGATCCGCTGCGAGCGCAAGACCTACCCGCTGCGCGAGGGCGAAACGCTGGCGCACGCCCTCATGCGGCTGTGGCCGACCGGGCTCGACGGCGGCTGGCGCATCTACCGAGATGCCGTGCACGAGGACAACGAGATCGCGGCGCTTGATCTTCGCTACGTCTCGGTGCTGCCGGGAGAGGTCTATCTAATTGTCCGATCAATGGCCGGACAGCCGACCATGATCCTCCTGGCGAAAAATCTGTTCCTGGCGCTGGCGCTGGCAGCGCTGACCCCGAAGCCGCGCCGCATTCGCCGCGACGACCCCGACACCATTTCGCCGAACAACATCATCGCCGGGCAGACGAACACGCTGCGGCCAGGAGCGCGGGTGCCGGACATCCTCGGCCGCGTTCGCTGCTACCCCGACCTCCTGTGCAACCCGGTCGATGTGTACAACGAATCTAACCAGACCATCGGGCAGATGTTCGTCATCGGCGTAGGCGACTACGACTATGACGAAGCCTCGGTGAAGCTCGGGGACACGCCGCTAAGTTCGATCGTCGGGTCGGATATCAACGTCTACAAATCGGGCGAGGAAGTGCCGCCCTTCTACGTGCTCAAGACCTCGCGCGAGGTTCAGGAGGTCTCACTACTCACGGGCGACACGGGCGCGGTGGTCATCAAGGGCGACACCGACTTCGTGGCGTCGTCCAAGCAAATGAAGACGCAACAGCCGATCAGTGTCCCGAAGGGACAGCCGATCCAAATCACCGGGACATTCTTCAACAACGCAGTGTTCTGGGTCGATGGAGTGCCACCGATCACGCAGACCGCGCCGCCGTACATCTACACGCTCGACGGGCCCGTGGCGGATGAGTTAGGGGCGGACGCTCAATTTGCCGCGATGACCGAGCGCATCTCCCTGACGGGCAAGCACGTCTACTACGGCAACGGCGTGCAGTTCACGTGGGTCGATGACGATGCGATTCCGGACCCGCCGAAACAGGAGCGTATCCAGTTCGGCTACGGCTACCCGGGAAAGGAATTGATCCCGACCGTGGGCGACTGGTTAGAACTTCGCACGAAGGACGGCCGAGTATTTCGCGGGCGCATCACGCTCACGTCCTGGCCGACCGGTGGCCGCGCGGCGCAGTGGCAGCTAACTATGGTAGATCTCAACGGAAACAAAATCATTTTCCCGTCAATCTCTGGCATCGACTCGAGCTACACCGAGTTCAAGCCGCCCGATGTCGTCGGCGGCGGTGGGAGCGCTGACCCGGACGACATGAGCAATGTCCCGACGAATTGGTACGCCGCGCCCTTGCAGTACCCGGACGAGATTTGGGTGGACATCGCTTTCCCGCAAGGGCTCGCGTACTACGACCACGGCTCGCGCAAGACTCTAACTGTCTCGGTGCGCGTCGATGTTCGCCGCAAGGGACAGACCGATCCGGAGCGGCAGTTTACCTACAACTTCACCTACGGCACCGCCTCGGCCATGCGCTTCACGCGCCGCATCGACGTGCGCGCGCTCGGGTTGGGGACCAATGAATACTACGAAGTGCGGTTGCAGCGGGTCACCGGCTACTACGCCGACAACGCGAACAACCAGTACACGCAGGACAGCCGGTGGGTTCGCCTCGCCGCTGCCAAACAGTTAGTCGGGCAGACCTATCCGCACGTGACAGTGGCTTCCTTCTCGATGAGCAACACGCGAAGCGCGAGCGCGGTCTCCGACATGGCGCTCAACCTGATTGTGACGCGCATCCTGCCAACGTGGACGGGCTCGGGGTGGAGCGCTCCGGCTCCCACGCGCAAGTGGGCTGACAACTTCGTGCAGCGCTGTAAGTCGAAGGACGGTGCAAACCGCGCCGACACTGAGTTAGACCTCGCGGGAATCTACGCTCTACAGGATCAACTCGACGTAGGGGATGCGGGCGACCAGGGCGTGATTTCCATGACGCTCGATCAGATGGAGGATATCGACACCGAGCTTGCCGCCATTGCCGACGTGGCGCGCGCGGTCGTCTATCGCGTCGGCCGCAAGCTCTTCGTGCAGCGAGATCAGGCGAACCCGAACGCCCTGGCGCTGTTCAATGCCCGCGCGAAGGGCCCGGACGGCGAGCAAGTGACGGTGCGCATGACCGCCGACGCGGACAACGACGCCGTCATCCTCCAATGGATCGATGAACAGTTAGGGTGGAAGCAACGCGACTACCAGTATCCGGAAGACGTGGTGCCGGTGAACCCGCTGCGGATCGGCACCGCGTGCGCGAACTGGGCGCAAGTGCGCCGCCGCGCGGTGTTCGAGTGGAACCGCTTGAAGTATCGCCGCCAGGACATGACGGTGCAGGTGACCGAAGACGGGCGAATCTGCCGGCCGGGCGATGTCATCAACGTCACCGACGACGTGGCGAATCTCGCACAGGCCGCAGGCGAAGTGATCGCCGTCGCCGGCAACCTCCTAACTCTCGATCGCGATGTGACGCTTGAGGTGGGTTCCTCGTATCTCCTCATGCTGCGCGACCTCGCCGGCTTACAGATCGATCAGGTGCCGGCGAGCGCCGGCCCGCAAGCCAACCAGTTGCAACTCCCGCGCTCGCCCGCTGTGAGGATCAAGGGACGCGACTCGGCACTCGGCACGCTGTGGGCGCTCTACCGCACGAGCGACGCGGTGGTGCGCCCCTGGCTCATCACGGGCGTGCAGAAGTCCGGGCCCTACGTCCAACTATCCGCCGTGAACTATTCGCCCAAGGTCTACGACGGCGACTCCGCGCCGCTGCCGCCGCTTCCACCGCCACTCATTCCCTGAGGTCCCGCCCATGACTGAAATCACCGTACAACGCGCGCCAGGAGCTTCCGTGTGCTGCGATGCCGCCGGGCGCATGTGCTCGCTTGCAATCAAGCCCGTCCCGTTGGAAGCGCTCGTGCGGCTCGCGGTCGAACGCGGCGACGGCACCGAGGCGACCGTCCGCGCGCGAATCGAAGACATGCTTTCGTCCGGGCAACTGATCGAGACGTAGGAGGGAACAGCAATGGCCACGTATCTCGGACGATTCCTGATCCTGGCGAAGCTCGCCAGCGAATGGAGCGCCGCGAACCCGGTGCTCATGAACGGTGAGTTAGGCGTCTCCGATCCGGGAAGCTCCTCGCCGATCCTCAAGGTTGGAGACGGCGTGCGGCCGTGGACCGCGCTGCCGCCGATCTCTGGTGCTGGCGGCGGCTCCACGCCGAACTACGTCATCGGGACGACCACGACGCTCGCGCCGGGATCATTCGCTACCGTCGCGATCGACAATACCGCGAGCCCGCCGACAATTAGCTTCGGCATTCCGCAGGGCGTGCAGGGCCCGCCTAACTCGCTCGCCATTGGCACGGTGACGACCGGCGCACCCGGCAGCGCTGCCGCCGCGATCATCACGGGCACACCGCCTTCGCAGACCCTAAGCCTCGTGATCCCGCAGGGCGTGCAGGGCCCGGCGGGCGATCCTGGCGCGGACGGCTCAAGCGGCCCGACCGGCGCGACGGGACCCGCCGGCCCGGCGAATGCGCTGGCGATCGGCACGGTGACCACCGGCCCGCCGGGAAGCGCCGCCTCCGCCACGATCACCGGCACCCCGCCGTCGCAGACCCTCGACCTAACCATTCCGACCGGCCCGCAGGGTCCTCCCGGCGGCGGCAACTTCGCCACGCCCACGGCGCTTGTCGGGCTCACGCCGATTGCTGGCGTGAGCAACAACGCAATTCGCTCCGATGGTGCTCCGGCTCTCGACCAATCGATCGCGCCGACGTGGACGGGCCAGCACACGTTCGCATTGAACGGCGCGCTCGCGGCGAACGGCTCGAGCTTGGTGGTGGCGGCCAATCCGCCCTACTTTGAAATGCGCAACACCGCCGCTGCGGCCGACAGCAAGCGGTGGGTCAACAACCTAACCAGCACTCGGTGGCAACTCTTCGCAGTTGATGACGCTGGCACCACCGCGAAGATCGCTCTACGCATCGACCGACTGGCGAACGCCATCACCAGCGTCGAGTTCGGCAACGCCACGGACAACCCCGCGTTCAACTTCGCCGGCACCGGCCAGATGTCGGTTGCCGGCGGCTACGTTGGTGCTGGCGCGACCGGTGGCAATAAGGGCGCGGGCACCGTGAATGCCACGGCGCTCTACGTCAACGGCGTCGCCGTCGTCTCGCCGCCGGTCGCTAACAACCCGACCGCTCTGGTCGGCCTAACTGCCGTGAACGGCTCTGCAATCACCTTCATGCGCTCCGATGCCGCGCCCGCGCTCAATCAGGCAATTGCGCCGACGTGGACTGGTCAACACGTTTTTGCGGGCGGCGTCAATATTGCCTACGCAGCCAACAGTGTTCTGTTAGGCACGGTCGGCGGCGATGCCTATGTATCGATGTACTCCTCCGCGTCGTCTGACCAACACCGTTGGGACATGCAGGCATCCGGCGGCCATTTTCTAATTCGCGCAATCAATGACGCATACAACGCCGCGTCGAACGCGCTCGACATCACGCACGGCGCGGGCGCTGTCGTAAGCACATTGACATTTGGCAACAACACCGACAGCGCGGGCTTCGAGTTCCGGGGCGCGCTCATGCCGCGCCTGCAACTGATTAAGTTCGGCGTCGGCGCGTGGAACATTGGCGGCGACGGCACGAGCGGAAACGACTTTGTAATTCAACTGAATTCGACGCCGATAGTTAGAGTTAGCCCGGGCGGACAAACTCTATTCATCGACGGCTCCGCCGCTGCGCCGTCGATCTCGTTCACCACGGACCCGGATACCGGCATTTTCCACGCGGGAGCGGACACGATTGACTTTGCAACTGCCGGCGTCGATCGGATGCAGATTGCAAGCGGTTACGTCGTCATTGCCTCGCCGCGCCTGTTCGTGCAGAACGGCACGCAAGCCGCTCCCTCGATTTCCTTTCAGTCCGATCAGGCCATGGGCTTTTGGGCCACGTCGGGCGGAAGCACGGGGTTTAGTAGCGGCAGCGTGTTGTCGCTCGTGTTCACCGGCGGGTCCAATCCTCTGCGCCTGTACTCGCCTTCCGTGATGGGCAACAACTATCTATCGTTCTACCGCGCGAACCTAACTACCCGAAAGGCTTACATCGGCTTCGGCAGTGGCACGGACGACAACTTCACGTTTGCCAACGAAGAAATTGGCACGATGAACTTTGCCACTTCCGGCGGGACTCGTCTCACCATCGGCACGACCGGCAGTGTCACAACCTTCGTGCCGGACGGCACCGTGGGACTGGACGTGCAGGCCGGCTCCGGCAAGCTGCGCTTTTATGGATATTCCAGCGCGTCGAGCTACATTCAAGCGATGAATGTCGCCGCGAGCGCGTACATTGCGTTGCAGATTCAGGCATTGACAGCCACGTTTAACTGCGAATGCAGTGCCACGATTTTCAGCATCGTGTCGTCGCGCGCCATCAAGCGCGAGACCGGCAAGCCCGAAGGCGTGCGCGGCATCCTGGCGCGGCTGCGTCCAATCCTCTACCGGCTACTCGCGGGCGACGATCGGGAACAGTTAGGGTTGATTGCAGAGGAAGTGCACGAGGTTTGCCCGCTTCTCTCGGACGGCAAGACTGTGAGCTACGACCGTCTGGCACTTCTCCTCCTGGCCGATTGGCAGGAGGAGCACGCGGGAGAACTGGCGTGACGGTCGGGTATCGAATCGCGGACGGCACCGATCTCGACGCGGTCTTCAAAGCTCGCACGAGCGCGGCGGCGGCAGCGACCGGCTTTAGGGATTCGAGTGCTGTCGATCTCAATAGCCGATACGAGCCGCGCGGGAGCAGCACCGCGCGCGCCAACACTAACTTTCGAATTTCCGGCGGCACTGATCTCGCGCAAGTCTTCATGGACATCAACACCGTCACCGACCCGGTGCTTATCACGCGCACCATGGTGCCCGGCAATTTGGGGTCGCCCTCCTTCAACATCACGTGGCGCAATACGGCGAGCGGCTACGCGGCGGTTCCCGGCTCATCGATGAGCGCCGCACCTGAATGGGTGAAGGGCGGCCAGACCTATCGGCTGGACGAGATCAACTATGACCAAAGCGCGGGCGACTTCACCATCATGCGAATCAGCCACGCGACCGTTCAGCCTCCTAACAACAACAACGTCTGGTCCTTCTGTTCGCTGACGGGTGTGTTCAACAATTCAAGTGGCGCGAGCGTGAAGCGCACGGTGAATCGCGCGACCATCGTCACCTACAATGACTACACCAGCCCGAATGGGCGACCCGGCTCGTCTTGGCAATTCGGAAGCACACCGTGGCGATTGATCGCCGGCAACAGCTACACGTTCGAAATCGGCTAGATAGGAGACACCATGCAGAACGGACAAGATCATTCACCGGCCGCCGCTCCCTCCGCCGCCGCCGCGCCAGGATCGCGGGCGATCAACCCGCAGCAAGCCGCCGCCTTCGGGCTCGAATTTTTGGAGCGGGCGAGCCACACGCGCGCGGAGCGCGAGCGCTTCGACATGGCACAAGCACTCCTCACGGCAATCATGCAAGGACAAGTTTCGATCGCTGCCGCGCAGCCGCAGCCGCCGCAAGCGGCGAACGATCCGGGCGCGGGCGAGGGGAAGCCGGCGTGAAGCTCGCCACGCTCGCCCTGGCGCTCGTCCTGGCGGGCTGCGTGGCCGCGCCGCCGCCAGCGCGCCCGGAGCTTCCGCGCCGGGCGCGCGTGGTGGTGATTTGCATCCTTGCCGTCTGCCATCACGTCGCCGCCGTGGAGGTTCCCACGGGCGAGGAGATGGACAGCGGAGGCTATTAGCGCCGGAAGGCTACGACACGCCCGGCGGGCTCGGCCGTGATCGCAATGTCCCCGAGCGCCGCGAGCGCGAACTCATCGCGAGTGCGCGCGGCAGCGCGCCGCGCATGGCGCGCGATGTGGCCTAACTGCACCTCGAGCTTGCGGGCACGCTCGAGTGCGGCGTGAGCTTCGCGCGCGAGCCGGGCACAGGAGACCCGGGCCGCTTCCGCTTCCGCGAGGGCGGCGTCTGCACGGGCACGTAGCGCGATCTCTCGCGCGCTTTCGATGTGCTCGTTCACGGCTCGCAACATGGTGGCAGTGGTCCCCAAAAAAAAGCCCGCGCTCGGTTTCCCGGCGCGGGCTCAATATAGGGCGAATCGCCCTACCTGTCGATCAGGGTCAGGTGCCGCCCTCAAGGTAGCTCTTGGTGTACTCGCTCACGCGGCCGTCGCGCATCGTGAGCCGTTCCCAAAAGTGCTGTGGCTGGTAGCGCCAGACCTCGACCGGGCCCGCCTCCGTTTGTGTGACAACGATCCACGGCTTGCCGCGCGCGCAGCGCACCGCCGTGCCGGACATGCCAACGAAGATTCGCTCTTCGTCCACCGCCTTCCACTCCTCGGCAGTTAGAGCGCCGCGCTTCTCAAGCTCCGCGCGGATCGACTTCG